GCAAAAGATACTAGAAACTTTACCGTTGTATGTAAAAAGTACACCAGATAAACAATATAGAAAAAATCCTATTACATACCTAAACAATGAAAGCTGGAATGATACTATCGTAATAACTGAATCAAAATCAGAACCAATAAACCGTTTAAAGGTAAATGACTATCCGCCTGGATATGTTCATAAAACTTATATGCAACGAATGGATGAATATTTATTGGAAACACAGGAAGCTAATCGTTTGAAAGAATTAAAAATGCAGCAAAATGAGCCAGAGTATTAAGATAAAAAAAGTAGGCTCAGATAGAATCTTTGAGATTGATATTCATAAGCAAGGTGAGAATGCACAGCCTTGTCCTGACTGCGCAAATGATAGGAGAAAAAAGAGTGCAAAATCATTTAGCTACAATGCCGAAAAAGCTCAAGGATATTGTAATCACTGCCAATCTCGATTCCATGAATACAAGCCGTACTCAAAAGAGGTTATTTATGAAATTCCAAAGTTTGAAAACAAAACTCAGCTATCTGAAAAAGCGGTGCAATATGCGCACTCTCGAATGATTAATAGTGAAACCATTATTAAAATGCAAATAGCCAGTGCAGAAGAGTTCATGCCACAATCAAATAAGATAGAACGCTGTATTTGTTTTCCTTACTATAGGAATGGTGAACTTGTCAATGTAAAGTATCGAGACGGCAAAAAGAATTTTAAGCTATCTAAGGGAGCTGAATTGATATGGTATAATTATGATGCTATAATAAATGCTAAAGAAATTATAATAGTTGAAGGTGAATGGGACGCACTTAGCTTTATTTCAGATGGATTTGAGAATGTTATATCAGTTCCAAACGGAGCGAACGTAGGCAAAATGAGCTACCTAGATGAGACCATAACGCTATTCGACACTATTGAAAAAATATACATTGCAGTTGACAATGACGAAAAAGGATTAGAATTAAGAGCTGAATTAATAAGACGTTTTGGATTCGAGAAATGCTACATAGTGGAGTTCAATGAGTACAAAGACGCTAATGATTGCCTAATGAATAACGGATATGGAGTCTTAAAAGAGTTCATTAACAAAGCCAGAGTCCCAAAAATAGAAGGCATATTAGAAGCTGAAGACTATTTGTCCGACATTATGGACTTATACGAGAAAGGAATGCAAAAAGGAAAAATTACAGGTTTAAAATGGTTAGATAGTTTAATCACTTGGGAGACTAAACGACTAGCAACGTGGACAGGAACACCTTCCTCTGGAAAGTCAGAGTTTGTGGATATGGTAAATTGTAAGCTAAACTTTGAGCATAATTGGAAGGTTGCATATTGGACACCTGAGAACTTCCCTACTCAATACCACTATTCAAAGATAGCCGAAAAACTAACTGGCAAAACATTCAAAAAAGACTTTTTAACCGAAGCTGAATTTTGGGAGGCGCACGAGTACATAGCTAAAAACTTCTTTTGGGTTAACCTAGACAATGATTTTACACTAGACAATATATTAGACAAGTTCAAATATCTAGTAAAAACAAAAGGCGTTAAGATATGCGTTATTGACCCATTTAATAAATTAGAATACAGGCTTGGAGCTGGTCAAACTAAACTAGACTACATATCTCAAGTCTTGGATAAGATTATATGGTTCGCAAAAGTTAATGATGTATTAGTTCATTTGATTGCTCACCCTCGTAAATTGGAAAAAGATAAGGACGGTAAATTTCCGATGCCGACAATGTATGATATAGCAGGTTCGGCAGACTTTTGGAATAAAACCGATTATGGAATTGCTATGAGCAGAAAACAAGACGGCAATAGAGTATTTATAAATAAAGGTTCTATATCAGTTCAGAAAGTTAAATTTAAAAATCTAGGTGAGCAAGGTATAGCAGACCACTGTTATAATTTTAAAAACGGCAGATTTGAAGAAGACTACCAACCTAATGACGCTACTGTAAATGAAAGCTCAAGCTGGGACAATCACAATTGGATTACTGCAAAAAATATTGACCCATTTAACGATTAAAGCATTTGGTATTTTTAACTTACAACAAATAAAGAAACATTAACTTTGCAAAAATTAATCACCATGAAAGAAGTCACAGCAGTACAATGTTTAATTCATAAACTTATAACTGAAAATGAAGTTAGTTTGAAAGGTGAGAATTATAAACTATTTGAACTAGCCAAAGAAATGGAGAAGGAGCAGATTATTGATGCTTACCATAATGGTTATAGTGATGCAATACAATCAAAACCAAAACAATATGACCCACAAAAATACTACAACGAAACTTATAAATCAGAAAAATTATGAGTACAACATTCGGAATACCAAAAGAACCTATTGAAATAGAGCTAGGAGATGCAGATGGAATATTTTACTACATCAATCCAGATATATTTGAGAAAGTATTTTTTAGAAGTTTAGGTAATAGTAGGTGGCTAAATGATTTAGCTAAATCTTTGCCTAATGAAACAAAAGTATATGCCTTAGATAACACTCAGCAGGGTGTATATACAATCTCAGATATTAAACAACTAATGAAAGATGCCGAAAGTAACGATTGAATTTAACACTATTGAAGAGCAGCACGAACTAGAGTTATGTATTAATGCTGGCAAATGGTATAATATAGTTTCGGATTATAGTGAATACCTTAGAACAAAAATAAAGTACGATGAATTATCAGATGACGCCTACAAAGCTATAGAAGAGGTTCGACAAAAACTACATGAACTACTAAACGATGAAGGATTAAAAATTGATTAAAACAAAACAATGGAATTAAAAATAAAAGAAATAATTGAGCAAATAAAGCTACTTAATGATACCGACTTTGACGCTGTTAATAACATAATAGACGAACAGGACATGAACGGAGAAACAAAGACACTAGCGAACTCTAATAGACGTATAATGACATTATTTACCCAGTTGTATTGGCAGATAAGACAAGAAAAAAATAGGTTTATAAAATAGAATATAACGTATGGTGCTATGGGCAGGTTTGCCTTGCAGAAATGTTCAAAATTAGCACTAATGTTATTGGCAAACTTGCTTATAGCACGTGTTACCTGCTGGTGCGGATTTTTACCACAGAATTTGAATTGGAACACAAACGCTTTTTCTTTTCTTTTTTGTATGGTGATAAAATAAATTTAAAAACAATAAGTAATGAATATAATATTTAACGAGGATTGTTTAGTAACAATGCAAAGACCTGAACTAACAGACAAAGTCCATTTAGTTATTACATCTCCACCATACAATATGACTAACCGAAAAGGTGGGTATGCTGATAAAACTAAAAGATACGATTTATACGAAGATTGGAAAAGCGAGGATGAATATGTTGAATGGATTTGCACAGTTTTCAAAAGCTATGAAAATATTTTAAAAAATAATGGTTGTGTGCTATTTAATTTTTCATATTCTATTGAAAACCCATCTTTACCATACAAATTGGTTTCTAATATTTGCGAAAAAACAATTTTCAAAGTAGCTGATACTATTGTATGGAAAAAACCAACATCAATACCACATCCTGCATCAAAAAATAGATTAAGAAGAATTTGTGAATTTGTATATGTTTTTGCAAGAGAAAATGAATTAGAAACATTTGAAACAAATAAGAATTTCAAAATAGGAAATAATAATCAAAAATATTATGACATTGTAGATAATTTTTTTGAAGCCAAAAACAATGATGGAAGTAATAATTTGAATAAGGCAACATTTTCAACTGACTTTGTAAAAAAACTAATCGAAATTTATGCTAAACCAAATTCACTTATTTACGATAGCTTTATTGGTATTGGGACTACCGCTAAAGGTTGCATTGAAACTAATATGAATTATGTTGGCTCTGAACTTTCCGAAGCACAAATTTTAAATTTTAAAGCGTGGGAAGAAAAAAGAAAAGAAAAAGATTTACAAGCAGTAACTCTATTTGGAAACGAAATGTAGCACTTGCAAGTAACTCTCAGATTTACGAACTTTTTGTAACACAAATTAAAAATAAATGAAAGTCTGCAAAGGAACTGGAAAAGCTAAATTTAGTGGATGCGGAAAGCCATTAGAATATGCTGAGCGTGGTGGTATGAAAGTCTATTTTTCAAAATACGGATTAGGTACAAGCGGCTGCAAGTGTTTTTATTCATGGTTTGAAAGTCCTGAGCCTATAAAAAAAGTTTCCCAAAAGAGAAACTTAGAAAATAAAGAGTATTTGAAAGTTAGGAAAGTATTTTTGCAATCATTAATGTTTTGTCAAGTTAATAGCTGCAAAGAATTGCCAACGGAAGTACACCACAAAAAAGGCAGAATAGGCAAACTATTGACCGATACTAGATACTTTTTAGGAGTATGCAGAGAATGCCACAATAAAATAGAATTAGAACCGCTATGGGCAAAAGAAAACGGATATTCATTAAATAGATTAGACAAATGAAGCACAATGAAAGTAAATTGCAGATAGCCTGCGTGAATTGGTTTAAACTTCAATACCCAATGTACATTCTTTTCTCGATTCCCAACGGAGGTCGCAGAACTTTGATAGAAGCTAAGATATTAAAAGCTGAAGGTACTATGGCAGGCGTTGCAGATTTGTTTCTAATGTACGGAAATAAAGAGCATAACGGACTATTTATTGAAATGAAGTATGAGAAAGGTCGGCAGTCAGATTCCCAAAAGCTATTCGAGCGAAAATGCAAAATATTTAACTTTAAGTACACTATCTGCTATACGTTTAGCGAGTTTCAAAACACTATTAACGATTATATAAACAACAAATGATACTAGAAACAATATTAAAAGAACGCCAAAAGCAAGGCTATACAGTAGCTCAGCTAGCTAAACTCATAGGAAAATCAGAGCCGACTACACACCGATATTTATATGGTGAAGTCAATATAAGTTTAGAAGATACTTTGACTATTTGCGACTTTTTAGGAATAGAAATTGACCTTAAAATCAACCCAAAACAGCATAAAAAGAACTTTTTTTTACTAGCTGAATAAAATATTTTAAGTTTTATCTTATTGTAAATCAACAACTTATATATATTTAAGTTTTTTTAACTTGCATATATTCAAAGTCGATGTATATTTGCACTATAATTAATCACATAAACCAAATTAATCATGACAGTATCACAATTAATAAACAAGCTAAATCAAATCAAAGAAAATAGAGGTGACCTAGAAGTGTTATTTTCCGTAAATGACCAATTTTCAAATCAAGGCAATGACGCTACAATGTTTATGCGAGAAAATGAGGAGTATTGGGAAAACACAAAATCAAATGGCGTTCAGATTAGGCTTGAAATAATGCTTAAAAATTATGACGGCAAGAGAGCAAAAGTAACATTTCGAAACTAAAAAACCAAGTGGAGCAGCATACTATAAACTGCAATTAATCACAAAATAAAAATTAATCACAATGTTAAAAAATTTCACAAACAACTTAGAAGCGACTGCATACGGTTACGCCTTAGCAGCATTAATCACCTCAGAAACTGACTGGAAAGCAGAACCTACTATCATAGCAGTGTCCGCAGAAACTGATAGCAGAGTCAAACTTATAGTTAGTTATGTAGCTGGCATGACTAATTACGGTCATGACGAAGACGAATGCGATGACATTATCGAGCTAACTACATTCCACTTTATCGACATGGATTCAATAGACCTAGTTACCGAGCTTGATAAGTTAACTAATTTCTTTGAGGGTTTGACCTTTGACCCTGAATATAACGGAAAGGACGATACAGATTATAGATAACCTTTAAAAATAAAAGACATGAACGTATTCACACAAACATTAACCGAACTAGATAGCCTTATGGATAGCGCACAAATGGTTATAGATAAGTATAAACCAGCTGACAAGCCATGTGATAAACTAGAACTACTAGAAGACATTCAGGAATACTTTGAGCGCAAAGAAAATCAAAAGTCAATGCCATTATGGTTGACAGTCAGAATCGAAAAAGTAATTAATCACAATAAAACCAATTAACAAATGAAAAATTTATTTAAAGCATTAAGCGACTTCCAAAACGAAGTACCAATTATTCACAAAGGAACGCAAGGTTATGGCTATTCATATAGTGACTTGCCTACTATCTTTCCTGTCATTAATCCGCTATTAAAAAAGCATGGGTTAGGATTTACCCAACTAGGTCAGGGAACGAGCCTTAAAACGCTTATATTCCACATTGAATCAGGCGAAACTATTGAAAGTATATTTGATATACCTCAAGGCGTGCAATTATCTAAAATGAATGACTTTCAAGTTCTAGGTTCTGCAATAACTTATATGAGACGTTATGCGCTTAGTTCGGCTTTAGGAATCATAACTGACAAAGATACTGACGCTGGAGGTGAGCAAATAAAAGCGGATATTGATAAAAGAATATTAGCGTGCAAAACTCAAGGCGACCTAACTAAGTTATTTAGCGAGGTCAACCCAAAAGATGCAGCTACAATAGAGAAGTTCACTAAACGTAAATTAGAACTAAATGGAAAATAAAGGCAGATTTTCAGCAAGTGGAGTTTCGCGTCTTTGTAGTGAAGGAACTGGAGCTACAAGACTAGGGTATATCTATGAGATTGCCCTAAGTCTAGTAGACTGTAAGCCAGATATAACTACCAGCGCAATGTATCACGGTATAAATAACGAAGCAGCAGCCTTAGATATATTGATCCAAGAAAAAGGCGGTCAGCATAACTTTAATTTTGAGACTGGCAGACAGGAATCATTCAAAGTCAATGACTATTTGAGTGCAACTCCAGACGCTTACGAGGAAGGTGTTTGGACAGGGGATGCTAAATGCCAATACTCAATCAAAGGATTTTTAGAACAAAACTCCAAAATATCGAAAGCATATAACTACCAAGTTCAAACTCAGATGCTCGCATTGAAAGTTGACAAAGCCTACCTAATTAACTACCTAACTAAGCCAGAGAAATTCGGACAAGACGATTGGACTGAATATCCCTTCCCATTAGAAGAGCGGTTTCACATTCACGAAATAAGCAAAGATGAGGCTATCTGCGAGGAGATTTTGACTAAGGCGGAACAATACCACCCTATGATAAATATAGCCTATGAACAAATGGCAAACGCTACCATATTAGATGAAATGGAGTTTTTCTATAATCAACTAAAAAATGGCGTGTACTATAAGTCTCTAAAAGATTATTGGGTGAACAATGATACGGAAGTATTTAGATTTGACAATGAATTTTACATAACCAAAAAATAAATTAATCACATGAAACATTTAAGACCATTACACTATTTACTATTGATAGGCTCACTTATGCTATCAAACATTATTTTTCTTTGCACGACTATTGACGTAGCTCACCAAAGAGATGAGTTAAAAATATTCATAAAAGACCAAAAGGAAACCATCGACGGTCTATATGAGATTTTAGAATACAAAGATAGTTTAATTAATAATCAATATATTTGCACAGAGTTTTGTGATTAATTCTCTTTTGGAGGGTCGGCTGGGTGCAAAGCCTAGCGACCTTCTTTTTTTAATCACAAACTAAAATTAATCACAAAAAAATGAACATAGACAAGTTAGAGAGATTTAGATACGTATTAAGCCTTACAAATATAACGGAGGACGAAATAAAAAGCCCTTCAAGAAAAAACGATATAAACAAGGCTAGGCAAATGTTAATGTACTTTTGCAACGTGGAATTGAGAATGGGTTTAAAGGAAACCGCTTATATGTGCGGAAGGAATAACCACAGTACAGCGCATCATGCGGTCTCAAAGTTTACAGGGATTTTATCACTGCCGCATAAAGCCAACTATGAAGCGCAAAGGTATAAGTCAATTCTTAAAAAATATCGTGAAAAATATGGACAAATGCCTAAAAATCACTATATTTGTGCGGATAAAATACTAGATAATATGACTGCCGAGCTGATAGAATTGAATGCAAAACAAAATCAAAATCCAATGCAAACGGTTGTAAACAATGCAAAAAAATCACAACTAGAAAAATATATCAACTTAATAACCGATATTAAAAATGAATACGACAGACAAATGGATAAAAGAACTTCAAATATTGGAACGACTGCAATCAATGTCCAATCCAAACTATATGGACTACAAAATCAGAGCTGCTGAAATTGAACTCATCAAAAAATTTATTCAATCATTAAACAAATAATCAAATGTTAATAAACCTGTATTTAAAAGAAGAAAAAAAGTCAATCACTATTTCAGTTAACGAGAAAGTAGACAATTATGGAAACAATTGCTCTGCATGGATAACCCAAACCAAAGAGGAAAGAGAAAGTAAAGCATCTCGCACTTATGTAGGTAATGGTAAGGTCGTATTTTCAAAAGCCAAAGAGTATCCAATAGCACCGAAACAAGAATCTAAGTCAGACGATAAGACACCTTTCTAATGGACTTAGAACAATACCGTTTTCATAAAAAAATGCCTATTGAGCCAGTTATTAAGTGCAAGGCGATGATATTAAATCCAAGTCGATTAAAGGGAGCTATCAAAGAAATTGAATCCAATGTAGAGCTATTTCACACAGCAGGTCTAGCGCATGATAAGACTATAATATTTATGGCACGAGTTGGTAAAGAAATAAAACCAGTAAACGAAAAAAAAATATGTCAATAGATAATTGTCCAGAAGGCGGTGAGGGGTTGCTAGTCTATCCGCTAAAAGATTTGATACCATTAGATACTGCTAGGTGTTCTAATAAAGAATGCGAAATAAGGCACGAATGCGCGCGATATGAGCAATCAAATATAGATAAGCAATATATTAGTAGGGTAGTAAGTTTCGGAGCGTTTGAGCCTATCAATTCAATTTGTAACTTTAAAATAAATATATGAGTAGATACTTTTTATTCGGTTTGATTATCTTTGCCTTAATGATAGCTTACCTTATCCCACCAACTGACTCTACAAGGTCAACACAAAAACTATACTTTGAGTTTAAACAAAAAGATAGCTCAGTAACTGCCGACGGATTTTTAAGATATAAGGGCAAATGGTGTCCGATAGTATTAAATGATTCTATGGCGGTCATATATGAATAAATTAACCAACTAAATTATAAAAGAATGAACTTAACAAATTTAACACCAGAACAAACATTGGAAGTATTAGGATTGGTACATTATGCCGAAAACAATACTGAAATCCAAAAAGAAATGAATTGGAAAGACCATTATCCTACATTAGTAGAAAATTTTGAATGGATAGACGAACTACAACACCAATATGAAGACGCAGTAGAGAGTAACGAAAATTATATACATGGAGTTTCTTTTGCGGATTATGTATTACGTATTGAAAGGAATAGACAAATTGACGCTTTAGATATGATTAATCAGTAATATATGAACATAGAGAAAATATTATATCCTAAATCTAATAAGCTAAGCAAAAAAGGTTATATTCAAATAATAGATGCAGAATTAGACCCATTAGATTGTTATGTAGTTAAAGATTGTATTGAAATAATTACAACAGAATGCAGCTACATAATGCTTAATAAAATCAACCTATATAAAATGATAGAATCAATTGAAAAAATTAACCACTAAAAACTAAAAGAATGAAAAGCACAATCAAATTATTACAAAGCCTATTGGAAGGCAAAGTCCTAAACTGCAAAACAATTATGAAAGACTTCGGATATTCAAACGCCAGCCGAGAGATTATCCGCAAAATTGAGCAGCCTTTTGAAATCACACTCAAAAGAGAAAAAGTAAGCTCTAAAAATAGATATGGTGAGCCTGTAACCTATTTGAATTATTCATTAATGGCAAAGGATAAAGCCAAAGTGACTAGGTTATTGAAGTCATTGAATAAAGCTAGTGCATAACGGTACGAATAGAAATATAAGCGAAAGCCCTGAAAGATGGGTAATATTAAAACTACCAAACAACTACTATAAAGTTTTTGGAACTTGGGCTGGTGGCTATATTGATTGTGAGAGATGGAAATTAAACTCTGGAATTAATAAAGTAGAGCAAGACGAAGACTTCTATTATTTTATTGGCTTTAGCGGAAGTTGTTATAAATGTTACAAAAAAGCATACGGAACAGCAACTTCTTATGGATTAGGCGTTCTAAATAAACTAATAGAACAAGGACAAGGAAAAATTGAATTAATGGATGATATGCATGATTGGGAAATTGTGGTATAACTCGCTGATTTACGAATAAAAAGTTAAAAAGAATATTGCCCATTTTAAATACAATCAATGGATAAATTTGAATTAGCTGAGAAGATACTAGCCATTTTAGACGAGGCAGACTTAACTGACTTTGATAAGATGGCTATTATTGTGGAGGTGAAAAAACGATTAGTATCGGAGAACAAAATGAGAATGCAACGTGAAATCTATGAGCAATTAAGAAAAAATGATTAATTTTGCGATATGAATGGAGTTCCATTAGAGGTTTTACATCACCAATATATGTCAAGTCCACTAGCTAAATATAGATTAACCTATGAACAGTTCGCATACTATTACACTAAATGGATAAACGAAAAAATAAATGAAAGATAGGATAAAGCAATCTATTAAGATAGACTGGCAAAAGATTAAAGCGTTGCAGCCTGAAAATGTGAAGCTACCTTACAATACTCAGCACCTTAAAAAGTCGCTATTAAAGTACGGATTTTCACTTCCATTTTATGTATGGGAGAACGAAGGTGAATATTACTGCATCGACGGACATCATAGGCTCGATGTATTAAACGAACTAATAGCAGAAGGTCATAAAGTGCCAAAGGAACTAAACGCCGTTGAAATCGAAGCTAAAGACCGAAAGGAAGCTATATCAATTCTAGTATCAGTATTTAATCAAAAGTCTAATCCATTCGCAGAAGAATACCTAATAGAGTTTTTAGAGGTTGAAAACATAGATATTCAAGAAGTCAATATTGAAAGTGTAAATGTAGTGAGTGAGACTATAGAAGAAGAAGAAACAGTATTAGATGCAATAGAAGACGATTTTGATAGTACACCACCAACGGAAGCTATAACCGTTTTAGGAGACCTTTACGAGATAGGAGAGCATCGTTTGCTTTGTGGGGATAGTACGGATAGCGACCAAGTGGCAAAGCTAATGAACGGACAAAAGGCAGATATGGTATTTACTGACCCACCTTATGGAGTAAGTTATGAAGGTGGACATAACAAAAAGAAAAGAACAGGAATAGAAAACGATACATTACAAGGGCAAGATTTAACCGACCTTTTTTATGAATCATTAATGAATGCAGAACTATTTTCGCACCATCATTCAGCTTTTTATATATGGTATGCTAATGGTAAAGCAGTTGAAACATTTGCTTCATTCTCAAAACTATCTTTAAAAGTACGAGCAGTAATATGTTGGTATAAAGTTAAAAGTGGTTTAGGCGCATTTATGTCTCAATATATACCAAATTATGAGCCTTGTATTTATGCTTATAAAGAAGGTCATTCTCCACAATGGTATGGAGCAAGTGATGAAAAGACAGTATGGGAATTAAAAAAAGAAAGTAAAAATGAATATCACCCAACACAAAAACCTGTTGAACTACCTGAAAGGGCAATGAAAAATAGCAGTAAAGAAAATAATATAGTTCTTGATGTATTTGGTGGAAGTGGTAGCACTATGGTAGCTGCACAACAATTAAATCGTAAGGCAAGACTAATGGAACTTGACCCAAAATACTGCGATGTAATAGTAAAGCGAATGATTAAACTAGACCCTACTTTGAATATCAAACGTAATGGAGTTGTAATTGATAAAAAAGAATTTGAATAAAAACCAATGTCAGAATCAATACATCACCCAATTCATTACGGAGGCGACAATACCTACGAAGCTATAAAGATAATAGAACACTATAACCTAGACTTTCACTTAGGGAATGTGTTAAAGTACATTCTAAGGGCAGATAAAAAAGGCAAAGAGCTGGAAGATTTGCGGAAAGCACAATGGTATCTGAACAGGAAAATAGAACAGTACGAACATAATATTACTAAACGACAAAAAGTGTCGCTAAACGAGCAATAAACGAGCTATGGCAAAAATTGATAATCTTAAAGGTAAGGGGGTTAAATTCTCAAAAGACTACCAACCTTCACCGGAGAATAAATCTGCTGGCAAAAAGAAAATAAAGACCATTAAAGACGCATTAGTATTCAT